AATAAAATCTCCAGAAGTACTTTGTATATCTTGCAAAAATACAGTATTTCCATTGTTATAATCTGTTGAAATATTATCCATTATTGTTTGCAAGTCTGCAGGTGCATCTGTAATAGAGTCAGTTATTTTTTTCAAATTATAAGAATAAACTTTAGCCTCTGCTCCACCTCCACCAGAAATAGTAATATTACCACTACCTAATATACTTTCATTGTTAATAGTCTTAATGTTAGTACCACTAACTAATGTATCTTGTTTTCCACTTACATCGTTTATATATCCTGCATCATTTGTAAATGCACTTACATTTGTTGGCACTGTTGGTATTTCTATTCCTAAATCACTTGTACTTTTATCGCCACTTAATGTAACACCATTAATACTTGGCTTATTTGATAAATCGTTGTAGTTAGAAGTTCCACTTCCACCACCTGCTTTTTTGCCTAATAAATAACTCATTGTGTCCATATTAAATCTCCTTCCATTGATTATTTTCTAAATCATAAAAATAGATTTTTCCTGTGTCAATTTCAATAAATGTTGAGCCGTTATCTATATAACTATCTATTTCTTCGTCATATACAGTTGGCTTCTCATCAGTTGATAAACCTCTTAATTCAACTAAAATATATCTATCATTTCCTTTTATTTTTGTGTTTTCATTTTTACTTATTGTTATCATATTTTTTCCTCACTTTCTTTATTCATTATTATCTTTATTTCCCATCAAGTCATCATAACTTGGTTCTTGTTCTTCTATTTCTTGAATAGCTTTTTCGCTTTCTTCAAGTGTTTCATCAGGTTTAAGCCATTGTCTTAATTCAACTTTACTTACAATGCCTTTGTTTTGTGCATATGTTAATTGGCTCCATTCAGTAGCAGTATCTTCAAGTAATGAATAAGACCAATCAAAATTAACTTCATATTCTCCTTGTGGTGATAAATTGTAAGCGTTTGCTAGTACATTACAAGCATAGAAGAAATCATCCATACCTTTTTCTATATTACTTCTCATATCATCACAAATTGTAAATGTATCATACATACTTCTTTTAATTTCAGTCGCAGTTGCTTGTTGGCTATCAACTTCACTTAATATACCATAACTTGTTCCTATTTCATGTTCCAATCTCTTATAAAGTTCTTGCAATCTAGTTGTATAATCTCTAAATTGTGGATCAAACACTTCAAAGAAATCATCACTTGTACTATCTATCTTTTTAAATAATCCGTTGCTAGGTAGTGCGTTTTTACCATTAAACATTGTAACATCTGCACCAACAAAGCACTCCTTTAATTCATACTCACGAATCATTTGTTTCATTGTTTCTTTTATTTCTAAAATAGTAGCATCGCAACCATAAGTAATTGGCACACCATACTTATCGTTTGTTTTTCTATTATTAATTGGTGATTTAATATAACCAAATAGCACCCTGTCAACATTTGTAATAGTTCTAACTTCTTGTATATCTTTCCAAAAGTCAGGAACTGGTATTTTATTTCCTTTATCATCACTAAATTGTTGAGTAATAACCATGTTGCCGTTTTCTACTTTGTAATTAGTCCAACGCAAGTAAGTTGTTTGGCTTATTGTTCCATTAATTACTTTCTTTTCAGCTAACACAGTTGCACCCGTTATTAGTTCGCCATCTGTTTCATCTATTGTAAGTCTGCTTTGTGGAACTAGGTTGTAGTATATCTTTCCACCTTTTACATAAGGTACAATTATAACCCCACCATAACCAAATGACATTGAAACTATCTTTTTGGCTTTCTTCCACATGGATTGACCTGTTTTATCTAGTAAGTCAACCCTTGCATTATCACCATCAATATTCATCGCACTATCGCTAATTGTATAGTTTGCTAATTTATTACTAAATATAGCTTCAAAATTAATGTTATCTATGTTTTCATATGCTTGTGCATACTTGCTGTTATCATCAATTTCTTTGCTCGTTGTTTGTGTATTCGTTTTAAATAAAAAACCTAAAACATATTGAATTATACTTTTAAACATTTTCTATTGTCCTTTCTTCTTCCAAATATTATTGGTGGTATTTAAAGACATAACCACCAGTTGTCTTTCTTTTTCCTCTACATACTCTTGATATGTGAGTTCCCTTTATATTTAATTCTTTTTCTATACTTGAAATACTTTCCCAAGTTTTAATGTAATTACCATCTAAATCATATTGGTCTACTTTTTTATATAATGTTTTCGTATGATAATTTGCTTTACCTTTTTTTGCTTCGCTTATTTTTCTTTTATGTTCTTCTGTTAAGTGTTTACCATACATAGGTGCTAATATTCCACTTCTACCATACATAGGATTATTTTTACCATCATACATTCCTTTTTTAGATTTACTCATTTTTAATTTAGAATCTTTTGTATGATGATATCCAAGTGTTAAATTTCCACCTTCACATAAATTATAACCATAATTATTATCCATAGTATTATATTGTTTAATTAATTTTTGTTCTTTCAAACAAGCGTCTTCTTTTGTTAAATGTTCATACAATACTATATGATTAAAATTATTCCAACCATATTTATCAATGGCATTTTTAAACACTCCTATTTTATAACCTTTACCACCTCTCCATCTTTGAGTAGGTTTTTGACAAGTTATACCAATATATTTTTTATGATTAATTTTATTTTCATGCATATAAACAATAAATTCTTTCATTTATATCACCTAATATAATTATATCATAAAAGTGGTTTTTAGTCTACTGACCTTTTTTCTTCCATATCATATTTAAAGCATAGCGAGTTGCGTCGATAAAATGATTGTTAGCATCTACATAGCCACTAATATAATTACCATCTTTATCTTGATCATACTCGTAAGTGCTAAACTCATAAGCTGATTCAGGACATCTATTAGGATCTATTACTATTTTTACTCTACTACTTAACCATTTCATTGAATAGTCTACACTGCCAGGACCTTTTTCTGCACCTTTAATACATGCACCATACATTTTAAAATCTCCTATACTTTTAGGTTCTGCACTATCAGCAATTATCAAACTATCTCCATCAACATTTTTTTCTTTAACTAAATTATTCCAAACTTCTTCATTACCCATTTTATTAGCTTTATATTCGTCATATATGTATATTGTTTGATTGCTTGAGTCATAACAACACTTTATCCATGCAAACGGATCGGGGAAATATCCCCAGTCAATTCCTTGGTAAATGTAGTCAAACGTTTTTATTTCCTCATCAGTTATCTCACGTAACTCAACGTTCTCAAATACATTACCACCAACACCAGTCATTTCACCAAGATATTCATTAAGATAAAGTTTTTCGTTTGTTTGCTTTAAAAACTCTGCTTCATCGATAAATGCTTGTCCTAGCCATTTTTTAGGCACTGTTCTATAATCTGACAAATGGACTAATCGACTGTCCTTTGGTATTATCTTCTCAATATTTACAAAGTGCTGACTACTTGCTGGAGTATTATATGAATAGAATTGTATAAAATCGTCACCACCACGAATTAATGATTGGTTGATTTTACGAACTTCCATCATACCTGCAAACTGGTCAAATTCTTCATACCAAGTAATACCAACATACATATCTTTTGGAGTTTTCAATGATTTAATCTTACCATAATCATCTGCACCTCTAAAATAAATAACTTGTCCTGTTCGTGTGTTAGTTATTTCAAGTGGTGATTTTGTAAGTTTGTATCTATCTTTCAATCCTGGATATGTTTCTGATAATGTATCAATAGCCCATTCAAGTTGTGCAAATACTGAATCTTTTAATGTATCTTTGACTTTACGTAAGACAACAGCACACATTCTCGGATTATTTTCTAGCAACTCAATTATTTTTTCACTTATAAATGACGACTTGGTAGAACCACGTCCACCTTCTAAATAATATTCACGATAATCTCGGTCGTCTATTGAACGGTTAATATCGCTAAATGAACTAGCAATATCTTTAGCTGGTAAGACTACAAAAATGTCGTTTTCTTCGTCTTTCTTTTCTTTTCGTTCAATTAAGTTTTGTAATATTTCATAATTCTTTGCAATACCTTGTTCTGCACCTTTTACAAGTCCTAGTGTTGCTAATTCTCTATGAGTTAAGCCACTTTCTTTGTCTTGTTCGTCTAGTACCTTTTCAAGCACTGATAACATTGTGGCTTTTTGGCGTCTAGCTTCTCCACTGGCTTTTCCACCTTGTATAGCAATTTTTCTTTGTTCTTCCTCTGTTCGCTCAGAAAAAGGTATCAAATTGTCAACATTATTTGCCACGCAATTATCACCTACTTTTCTTCTAAAATTTCACATAAATTATATCATTAAAAACTATTTTTGTCTATTTCTCCATTTAAAGTAAGAAAAAATAACAAAAACCGAATAAAATAATAAAAATGTTAGTGATAGTTCTGCCATGTTTTTACCTCCTATTTTTAATTTCTAATAATTCATTGTAACTAAAATCATTATTAATAACTTCCCAAATACGGTCGCACTTCCATTTTTCAAAATTGAGCGAGTAAATTTGTTTTTTAGTTTCGGTGATGAATAAGACTTTGTCGTGCAAGTGAAAATAAGAAAAAGACGCCAAAACATGGTGATACTCACGTTTTAACGCCTTTAACTGGGAAGTAATTTGATTGTAATTCCAATTAGGATTTATACCTAGTTTCATAATAACCCCTACCTTTTTTAAATTGTAATATAAAAAAGTAAAAAAGTCAATAAAAAAAGAACGAAGAGAAGGTTTGTGATTATGAATTATAAAAAAGAAAGGTTTCATGTGTGACAGCAGCATGACAATGATTTTTTTTAAAATTCTTAACTCGTTCTTTTTTTACTTAAAGAATAAAAAGGGGTTGTTAGCTGTGTGGTGCTAACATAATAATTATAACATAAGATTGTATATAATGCAAATTGTTATTTGTTAAATATCTTTCTATCTACCCAAAAAAATATTAAGCCACCAATTAGGTTGGCTATTATTGTTTCGATTAATTCGTTGGTGTTTAATAAATATAAAACTAATGCTAAAATTGGCGTAGAAAATTGCCAACGTAATAAGTATAAAATGTATTTTTTAATCACTTGTTGTTCTCCAATAAATTAAACATTTCAACTGCTTCATCAGGCATTTTTTTGTTTTGGTTGTTGTATTGTGAAAGTGTTTTGTAGTAGTAAGTTGTGGCTTTGTCAATTAAATCAGTTAAATAATTTATTATTTCTAAAAGTTGTTTTTTGTCGTCATTAATTTGTAAAATACCTTCTTTAATAATTTTATAATATTTTTCTGGCAATCTTTGTACTGTGTTTAAAAAATGTATATATTCTTCGTTAGTCATTATTTTTACCACCATTTAATAATAATTCTAATGTCCCATTTATAATTGCTTTTGTTTCTTCACTTTTTGCTTGTTTTAACATTTCTTTTAACCACCAATTTGCTTTTTCACATCTTGATTTGTAATCTTGTGCTTCTGCATAATTCATTGCATTACTTATTAATAATTCATCATCATTTACTTTTGAGAATATTCGTTTATTTTCCTCTTTTAATCTTTCATTTTCTTCTTGTAAATTAGTAATACAATCTATAATTTCATCAATATCATTAGCAACATAATATGCTTTTATTTTTTCTTTTACTTCTTCTCCCATTTCTTACCACCCTTTATGTTTTTAGTATATATTTTTAATACCTGTATATGTTCTTCATAATTTTCTTCCATTAATAAGATGTTGATGTTATTCATAAGTTCCAATTTGTCTAATGTTGGTATGGTACTGTCTGATAGTACTTTTAATATTAATTTTCTTGCTTCTATTAATGATTGTTTATCCATTATTACTCACCTACCTTAATCTTCTGGCATTTCATATACATAAATTGATAATTCTTCTATTCTTGCATTAGCATTATAATTTTGCATTACAATACCATTTTCAACCCAACTATCTCCATTAGGTTTTATAGATGAACTATCTAATATGTATTTTGGTTTTAATATATTTTGTATTTCATCTAATACTTCTAATGCTCTTTCTTTTGATTTATATTTACCTGCAAATATACTGTAACTTTCTCCATTAAAACAAAATATTCCTGTTTCATCATTATCTAATTCAAAAAACTTTGCAACACATAATTTCTTTTTGTCTTGACTTCTAATCCATAATTCCATTATTACTCACCTTTGCTTTCTAAATCTTCTTCATAAGAATTTTGTTGTAAACATTTTATAAAATCTTCTAATTCAACTTCAAATACTTTTTCTGGTTGATTATATGGATTACCCCAAGCCTTTGGTCCTGCATATCTATATCCACTACCATTTTTATCCCATATTTGTAATGAATATCCTTCATTTCCTTTTACAAATGCTATTTGTACTTTTTTCATACTTATTCTCCTTTGCTTTTTAAATTCTATCAAACTTAACCATTAATATTTGTTTAGGTTGTTTGCCAGTTATTTCTTTTATAAATGCTTTGAAGTCTCTATAGTCTG